AAAAGAAAGATGAAGGTGGTGGTAGTGCTAACATATCTAAGAAAGATATGGAGTTTCTTATTGCTAAAGCATCTGAAACTGCACCTGCTCAAACTATCAGGATTGAATCAGGTCCTGTAAAAATTGTCCCAGACACAAAGTAAAATCATGCAAAAAATTATTAACGGAATCGCTATCTTAAGTGGTGTAATCTCACTTACAGTAGTGGGTAGTGGTGTAGTCATCTATCTACAGAAAGACGCTATCATTGATAAAGTAAAAGATAGTATTAAAGAACAAGTATTAGGTGGCGTAACAGATGCTCTTCCAAGTGCTATGCCAGAGATGCCTAAGGTAACTGGAGGTATAGTTCCATCTTTCTAAATGGAAATTCCAATTATATCTTCTCCTGACATTACTGTTAAGGAGATTGAAATACCAAAAATAGTAACAGAATATCATATTAAAACTATACTACCTCCACCAGTTGTAGTAAATATTGGTCTGCCAATTGTTAATATTCCTGGATGTGTTGAAGCACACGAAACTAACAATTCTAAAAACAATAAAATTAAAGAAGAAGATCCCTCTGGAACTTACACATTGTGTGATTCTGGTGTTCCCAGTTATAATCCTATTAATTATAACCCAGAGGAGATGACTATTGATCGTCCAGCACCTGTTCCCAATACTGAAGTACCAGATCCACCAGAAGTAGAACCACCTGAAATACCAAAAGATCTTAAACAATTAAAATGTCCTACAGAAGTACAAGAGTTAACACAACCTATTGGTACTCTTGTAGAAAGTGGAACTAAAAAAATTATTGAGTATAGATTGGTAGCAAAAGAATGTATACCAATCACTGAAGAGATTACTATTACAGATCAAATTATTAAAGGAATACCATCTGCAAATCAAGTCACAACAACTACATCAATTGCTATTGTGGCAACCGCTGCTGCAGCAGCAACTCCCTTGTTACTAAGAGTTGTAAAACCTATAATTAAACAATTAACAAAAAAGATTCAAAAATTAATAGGTAAGAAAGAAGAAAAACCTTCCCGTAACGAAATTCAAGCAAATGAATATCGTGCAAAGAAAGGTTTGCCTCCTTTAAAAAAGAAGTAAATTATAATTTAGAGTTATTACCGATAGAAATATCTTTTAAATCTTTTGCATTTGTACTAGGTATTACATGTTTATGTTGTTTAACATGTGTCACATTATGTACTACAACATCTGAACATACTTTATAGTAAGGTGATTTGGGATGAAATGAGATACCCTCTTTGAGTAAATTTCCACAATTTTTTAATCTTCCGATCTCAAAATCTAATCTCTTGTTGGCAGTTAATTGCTTCATCATTTCGATGTTAGCATTTGCTGCCTGTTTGCATTGTTCTTGTAATTTTTTATCTAATGGTTTAGACCATGTAGCACTAAAACCTACAGACAAATTAGTATTATTTTTTTGCCCTGTACGAGTAGGTATGTGGTATAGTATGTCACCAGGATTGTCTAATAACCCATCTTCATCTAAATCTGACATGTCGTACACAGGATCAAGGTACATATCCTCAAACGGATGCTGTTGAGAAAGCGATCCTGTTACATATGGAGTAACGTTGACAGTAGCACCTTGACACTGTATACCATTCCCATAAGTGTTAGTTATGTATGGTCCTTGAAGCACCTGGATTGCCTGATTAGTCACGCTACCACTGGAGTTTGCGATGGGCGAGGCGGTTGCACTTACACCCCCGACAGTTTCCGCCATGGTGACAGGGACAGTCGCAATATTTGATAGACATACGATTATTGGGAGAAAATACTTGTTGTATCTGTTACGCTTTGAATTTCTGTTGTTCTTTGGATTATTGTATGATTTTGTAATCCAGCACCAGAATAGGTCTCCGTAAACTGAAACGCTTCTCCTGGATTTGTCTGAACGAACGATGGTCTTGAGGTCACATTTGTCCATGTTGATGTCACTCCGTCTATAGTTACATTATTTGTTCCCGTACCTGGGGATAGATCTCCGTCTGCTGTTATACCTGACCCAGTAACTGAAAATTGGTACCCTGTAGAATAATCCATGGAATTTATTGTCTCAATTACAGTCGAAGTTGTCTCAGTATGAGACGACATACTTCCTTGGGTAAAATTAGGGACCACAGGCACTGCTATGACTGGGTTTATACCACTCATAGTTATATATATGAGGAATAACTTATATGTATTCCTCATGGTATTAGTCGATCACGGTGATTTCGCTAACAAACTGCCCAATAGCACTGGTACCAGCGCCACCAGCGGTTACCGTCAAAATTCCTGCTGAAGTTACAGTACCTGCTAAGGTATCTGCTGAACCTGCTGCATAAGAGGTTTGGTCTGAGAGTGCTGAGACCTGACCTACTGTTGGAGCACCTGTTAATACTGTATCCCCTTGGTTATAACTTTGAGAAAAATTGAACGCTGTGCCTGCAGTATCTTGAGTCGCTGCAATGGTTCCTGGAGAATATATACCTGAAGTAATCGTTCCTGCAGATACAGTTCCTGCTGTAGTACCATCAGTTGTATCAATGTTACTACCAGAAATTGAGAAACTTGAACCAATTCTTGAAGCATCAGTTCTTGCTGCATCTACTGTTAGTTGAACAGAAGAAGCATGTTTAGATATAATTCCGCCAGCATTTGCTGCAGTGGTCGTCATCAATAGCATACCAAAAGCAATAAATACTTTTTTCATTTGAATATTTTATGTTACTTTATTTAGGTATAAATAACATTGAGACATCGTTCGTGCGGTCTCTACTAGTCGGAACGACCTTATATAGTGGTACGGTTTATACCTAACCACTATTTTTTTGTTTACATAAATAATAGTGATTGCCTTCGGGGGTCACAAAACTTAACACTCGCTTACTAAGGAGAACTATGACTAACATTCACAGTTACACTGCTGCCGATCTTCCAGAATTAATGGAGAAGATTAATAAGAACAGCATAGGATGGGATAATTACATCCAACAATTTTGGAATACAAACACAAACGCTAACTATCCACCATATAATATTGTTCATGTAAACAACCTTGAATCTAGATTAGAAATTGCACTAGCAGGGTTTAAGAAAAAAGAAGTTAAAGTTTACACAGAATATGGTAAGATATTCGTTGAAGGAATTAAAGAGAAGAAAGAAGAAGAAACATATAGTCACAGAGGACTAGCACAAAGATCATTCTCAAGAGAGTGGTCACTAACAGATGACGTTGAAATTAAGGATGTGTCATTTGCAGATGGATTACTTTCAATTACATTAGGTAAGGTTATTCCAGAACACCATGCAAGAAAAGAGTATCTATAATATTAAATAAATCAACAAGGGGTCTTGACAAATTGTTAAGACCTCTTTATAATATAAATTAAAGTAACTATATTAAAATGGCAGTAAAAATTGTTTCCTTAAAATCTGGGGAATATGTCGTGACTGAACTACAAGAAGCAGTTGATGACAATCAACGTAGACAAGCATTTGTATTTACTAATCCTCACTGTGTAAAGATTGAACCCCTAGAAGGTTCTGATCTAGAGTTTGATATTGAAGACCCTGAAGCACGTCAGAATGTTAAAGGTCAGTATAAGATTCTTTTATCTAGATGGAATCCATTTACTCCAGACAATAAAATTGCAGTAAATCCTGATTGGGTTATCTCTATTTCTGATCCTATGATGAGTATTGTTGAAAGTTTTATTAAAATGACACAACCTGAGGAAACAGTTCTTTCAGAAACTGAAGTAGTTGATAAATAATAAGAAAGTGATAGGATAATAGTGAAGACGTTCCAAAAACTCAGATTAACTCTGATGTATAACGAAAAATTAAATATTAAGTTTTGGGACGATGATGTTCTTAAACCAGAAGTAAGAGATAAACTTTTACAAATTGGAAACAAATGGGCAGATTTTGCTAAGATTCCATCTGATGCAGTAAAAGATATGATTCTGGTTGGTGGTAATGCTAACTATAATTACACTAGATTTTCTGATCTAGATCTTCACTTAGTTGTAGACAAAAGTCAAATTGCTGACTGTCCAGATCTTTTAGATGATTATCTAAGAGACAAAAAGAAATTGTGGGCACTCGTCCACGACATTAAAATTTACTCTCATCCTGTTGAGTTATATGCTCAAGATGAGAGAGACCCACTACCTGCTAACCAAGGTGTGTACTCCATCATTCAAAACAAATGGTTATTGTTACCTAACAAAGTTAAGGTTAATCTTGCAGACCCCTTGCTTATTCGCAAGGTTCGTGATATGATGGAGAAGATTGATGATCTCATTGAGAATGAAGCAGATGATGCTGACGTTCTACGAAAACTTCAAAAGAGAATTCGTGACATGAGAGCATCTGCAATTCAACAAGGTGGAGAGTTCGCTCTAGAGAACCTAGTGTTCAAAGAGATAAGAAATCGTGGATACCTTGATAAACTTTCAAATCACATTAGACATTTAGAAGACACTACATTATCACTATGACCGTTAAAGTTATGTTGTTGAAATCTGGCGAAGATGTTATTTCTGACGCCAAAGAAATTATGGACAACGAAAAGAAAGGCATTGTTGCCTATCATCTTTCAAATCCATTTGTAATGCAACTCACTGCTGAAGCATCTGATGAACTTCAAGTAGAGGGTGAAGATGCACCACGTACAAAGTATTCTGTTAGATACACCCACTGGGCACCTCTTTCTAAGCAAAGAGCATTTGTAATTCCAGCAGATTGGTTAGTTACTATTTACGACCCACATGACAATATTCTTAAAGATTATTGTTTAAAGAATAATATTGAATTAGAAAGTGATGAAGAATCACCAATGACACCACCTCCAGCAGAAATTCCAGAAACAATTGTTGAAGCAGCATAATGGAAATAAAATTGATACTTCTTCGTAATGGTACTTATTTAATTTCTCAAATTTCTGAGATGGAAATGGAACCCTCTTGTTTCCTAGCGGATCCAATGGAAATTATTGAAGGAGAACTTAAAACATTTCCTAGGTTTTCAGACCAAAGAAATGTTTTACTATATGCAGAATCTCTTGCTACAATAGCAAAACCAAATTCTGACATTCTTTCGGAGTATCAAAAACTCCTATCTAAATTACCATCTGATGATGCTGAAGATGATGCCGAAGAACTTTTACAGTAATGTGTTTTTGAGTGGGGACAAAATTTTTTACATTGGATACGATAATGGAAAGCGTGTTCAATATGAAGAGGTTTTCTCCCCTGTTCTTTTTGCTCCTACAAATAAGAAAACTGAATACAAAACTCTTGAGGGCGAGTATGCTCAAAAGATTGATTTTGGAACTATAAAAGATGCTAGAGAATTTATTGAACAATACAAATATGTAGATAACTTTAAAATCTACGGCAATTCTAGATTTTTGTATCAATATATTAGTAGTAAATATCCAGAGGAGCAATTAGATTGTGATACTTCTCTGTTAAAAATTTATACTATTGATATTGAAACCTCTGCTGAAAATGGATTCCCTAATGTTAGGGAAGTTTCAGAAGAGATTCTTTGTCTTTCTATTAAAGATTTTACTAGTAAGAAAATAATTGTATGGGGAACACGTGAGTATGAACATTCACGAGATGATGTAGAGTATCGTGTTTTCTGGAAAGAAGAAGAAATGCTACGTGATTTTTTAAAATGGTGGGCAGAGAATACTCCTGATATTATTACTGGTTGGAATGTAAAACTATTTGATATTCCTTTTATTTGTCGTCGAATAGAACGTGTACTTTCTATGAAGTATATGAAATCACTTTCACCATGGAATAAAGTATTTGAAAAAGAAACAGAAATTAGAGGTCGTTTAAATCTCCATTATGATATTATTGGTGTTAGTGTTCTTGACTATCTAGATCTTTATCAAAAGTTTACTTATACTAACCAAGAATCATATCGACTTGATCATATTGCCAATGTAGAACTAGGTAAAAAGAAACTTGATCACTCTGAGTATGAAACTTTTAGAGAATTCTATACAAAAGATTGGCAGAAGTTTGTTACATATAACATCCATGACGTTGAATTAGTTGATCAATTAGAAGATAAGATGAAACTAATTGATCTTGCTGTTAATCTTGCATATGATGCTAAGGTTAATATTGAAGATGTTTACTCACAGGTTCGTATGTGGGATAGTATCATTTATAATTATCTTACACGTAGAGGTATTGTTGTACCTCCTATTGAAAGGAATGATAAAGATGCCAAGTATGCTGGTGCATATGTTAAAGAACCTGTTCCAGGACTTTATGATTGGGTAGTTAGTTTTGACCTTAACTCTCTATACCCTCATCTTATTATGCAGTATAATATCTCACCAGAGACGTTATTACCTACAAGACATCCATCAGCAACTGTAGATAAAATTCTAAACCAACAGATAACTATTAATGGTGATCAATGTGTGTGTGCAAATGGAGCACAATATAAAAAAGATGTCCGAGGATTCCTTCCTGAGTTGATGGAAAAGATCTACAACGAACGTACGATCTATAAGAAAAAGATGATTGCTGCTAAACAAGAATATGAAAAGAATCCTAGTCCACAATTAGTTAAAGATATTTCAAAATTTAATAATATCCAGATGGCACGTAAGATTCAACTTAACAGTGCTTATGGTGCTATTGGTAATCAGTATTTTAGATATTATAAACTTGCCAATGCAGAAGCAATCACACTTTCTGGTCAAGTTTCTATTCGTTGGATAGAAAATAAGATGAATTCTTACCTAAATAATCTGTTAAAAACAGAGGAGGTAGATTATGTCATTGCATCCGACACCGATTCAATATATCTTAATCTTGGACCTCTCGTTACTAAATTTTTTAGTAATCGGGTTAGCGAAAAAACAGCGATTGTATCCATACTTGATAAGATATGCCAAGAAAAATTTGAACCCTTTATTGAGGAAAGTTACAAAGAATTGTCAACGTATGTGTCAGCGTATGATCAAAAAATGATTATGAAGCGTGAGAATATTGCTGACAAAGGAATCTGGACTGCCAAAAAACGATACATTCTTAATGTATGGGATAGTGAGGGAGTCCGTTATGGAGAACCAAAACTTAAAATGATGGGTATTGAAGCAGTTAAATCTTCTACACCTGCACCATGTAGAACTAAGATTAAAGAAGCACTCAATCTCATTATGACTAAAACTGAGGAAGATCTAATAAAATTCATTGATGAGTTTAAAACTAACTTCTATAACTTGCCTCCAGAAGATGTTGCTTTTCCTAGAAGTGTTAATGGATTGACAAAATGGGCAGGAGATGCTACTCTGTATAGGAAAAGTTGTCCCATCCATGTAAGAGGATCTCTCTTGTACAATTTTCATTTAAAGAAAAACAAACTTATTCATAAGTATCCTTTGATTCAAGAGGGTGAGAAAATTAAGTTTGTTTATTTACAAACTCCTAATATTTTAGGAGAGAATGTTTTTTCTTTTATTGCTAATTTTCCTACAGAACTTGAAGTCAGTAAGAACATTGATTATAAAAGACAATTCCAAAAATCATTTTTGGATCCTCTCAAGATTATTCTTGATACTATTGGTTGGAAAACCGAAAAAGAAGTTAACCTGGAGTTTTTATTTGTATGAGTATTTTTGAAACACTTGCTAAAGAAGCAAAAAATGAATACGCTAAAGTTGTTTCCGAAACAAACAACGAACAATGTTTTGTTGGAACAGGATCTTACATCCTGAATGCTATGATTAGTGGTAGTATTAATGGTGGTATACCTGACAATAGAATTATTGCTATTGCTGGTGAACAAGCAACAGGTAAAACTTTTTATGCTATTGGTATTGCTCAACATTTTTTAGAAACAAATCCTGATGGTGCTGTATTTTACTTTGATAGTGAATCTGCAGTTACATCAGACATGTTTCAAAATCGTGGATTAGATGAGAATCGTGTTTGGCATTTCCCAGTAGACACTATTGAAGAATTTCGTACTCAAATTATTCGTATCTTAGATAACCTTCTTAAAACACCTGAGAAAGATAGAAAACCACTTTTAATTATTTTAGATTCTCTTGGTATGCTTGCATCTCAAAAAGAATTAGATGATGCTTTATCTGATAAACAAGTTCGTGACATGACTAAATCACAGATGATTAAATCTGTGTTTAGAATTATCACTAGTAAACTAGGTAAGTTAAATGTACCTATGATTGTTACAAATCATACTTATAAAACTATGAATCCATACGGTGATGCAACTGATATGGGTGGTGGTAGTGGTCTTAAGTATGCTGCATCAACTATAATTCATCTTTCTAAATCTAAAGAAAAAGATGGAACTGATGTTGTAGGTAATATTATTAAAGTTAAAACAAACAAGTCACGGTTTACTAAGGAGAATTCACAAGTTGCAACACGATTATTTTTTGACTCACGTGGACTTGATAAGTACTACGGACTATTGGAGTTGGGTGAGAAATATGGAGTTTTCGAGCGTAAGGGAAACCGTATTGTTGTTGGGAACTCTAGCGTCTACCCTTCTGTTATTCTCAAGGATCCTGAGAAATACTTCACCCCCGAAATAATGGAGAAACTTGACTGGGCAGCAGGACAAGAGTTTAATTATGGTGTTGAATAAAATAAATGACTTTATCAAAGTTTATGACAACGTACTATCTAATGATTACTGTCAATTTTTGATTGATTATATTGATGTTGGTAAATCAAAATTTATTGATCATCAATTAAAACCACAGTTT